ATGATTTTGTTTAAGCCTAATGACATGACTATTTCTCCTTATAGTGATAAATAGTTATAGCCAGAAACCCTAGACATTGACTTAGGCTTCACGCTTACCAATTCGGCAATCATGATAACCGCACCAACGTAACCGATTTGCCAGTTAGGTAATGTAGACTCAAATCCAGTAAACACAAATGAACCTTGCTCGTGGATGTACAAGCTCAAGTAGTTTGTGTTAATGAAGTAGACTGCACCTTCTGCACAATAGGGGTCTGGATAAATTGGAACACCAGCGACCATCAACGCTCTAAAAGCTGCTTGAGGACCGTTGTTATCACCGTCAAAGCCAGAGCCTGGGGTAATAACATACTGCTCTTGACCTACAAAGTCTTGAGCCAACAAAGTCCAAGTACCAAATCCGCAAACACCAAACGAAGGCATTTCTGCACCGTTCTTAGTTGTTCCAGAAATATACTGAAGAATGTTTTGTCTTGTAGGGTTGACGTTACCTGCGGAGTAAACCTTAGATTTCCACCATGTGTAGGTATTACGGTTGATGTTTCCGTAAGTGACAAGGTTTGTACCGTCATCAATAGCACCAGGCAATCCAATGAACTGCTGAGTGTTAGTGTAATTGGTGTACAAGGCTGTTGCCATTGCGTCCATCATCACATTGGTTGCATCGTTCATACGAGCTTCAATCAACGGGATAATTGCTGCGTCTTGCTGTACTGCACCCTCCATACCCAAGAATGGGACGGGAGAAATCATCAGTTTCAAGTCGTATTCAGCGTTATAAGCACCTTGTTGGACAGAAGGCTGGTTGAATGAACCAGAGTAGTCTGACCACTGAGCATTTACAAACTGTGCACCTTGAACAGGGACGGTAATTGAAGAAACACCACCTGAAGCTTGTTGACTGTTTGCAATCAACGCTGCCATCAATGGCGTGGAGTTGTACAGTTGTACAACGAGTTTGGGAATAAAGGCTCTGCGGGTAACGTAGGTTAACTCAGTAAACTGACTCGACCCCGTTGCTGGCAGAATACCACCACCTATAGCCATAACGACTCCTTAAAGATGGGCATTTCTGCCCCGACAAATTAAACCCTCTTTTAAACTCATAACCCGATTGGTCTGCTACGTGGATTACGCAACTCAGCCAACGCCTTTGATGCTTCATTACGAGCAGCATTGGCAGGATTCTTCCAGTACGCAGACAAGTCAAACTTGTTCATTGCGTTTGGATTGTAACCAGATGAAGTTGGCTTTGCAGCTTGTCTCATCCAATTTAAATAGTCCGCAGCAGTCTCGTGGTCATGGATTTTCTTCTCCATCATGATTTTTTCAACTTCTGGAATATCATCCTCAGAAGAGACTAAACCTTTTTTAACCAAACTGGCTCTGCGCTTGTTCAAGTCATCAATAGCATCACGCTCTCTAAACTTTGCCTGTAGAGCATCGTTTTCTTGACGCATCTGAGCTAACTCATTTCTAGTCATATCCTTGATTTGAATCTCAGGGATTTGCATATCGGGCTTCACCCGTTGAGTTAGACGCAAGAAATCTTCCCGAGTCTTTGGGTCTTCAGCCATTGTTTGGGCTAACTGAGCCAACTCATCTCGTGCTTCTAATGACAAATTTTCTAAAGACATGACACAACCCTCTTTTTAAATTAAATAACTTTTTTACCGTCAGCAGGCTTTTTAACACCCATTGCGTTCTTGCTAACTTTGTTTGCACCATCGAGTCCACCCAATGCAGCGTATCTTGGTGTGTTGGTTACAACGCCATTTTGCTGATTGGTATCTGTTGGTCTACGTGGGGCTGCTGCGCCTCTTGGCTTAAATAAATCCATGATTACTCCTTACATTGGGGACATTGGGGGTGGGGGAGGCATACCACCACCTTGAGGGGGCATACCAGGGATTGGTGCTGCTGACATTGCTTTACCTTCAGGCGTTGCACCACCAGCTTGAGGTAATGTTTGTAGCATCTGCAAAATTTCAGATTGCTGTAGTTCGTTTGTTTTATTTTTCCGTGGACCGAGGATGCCAGTCAATGTACGGATAGCACCGAGTGCTTTCTGACCTTCTTCTGTTTCAGAACCAAGGGCAGGTAAAGATTGTTCGAGTAAGTCCATCGCCATGCCGAGGTTAATCATCGCAGCCTCTTTGCTTCCCATCTTGGGTTCAGGCGTTGACATGGGTGAAGCCATTGGAGGTGTTTCAGCATCAGACATTGCACCAGGTTGTGGTGTTGGCATAGGTGCAGGTGCGTTGGCACTTCTTGGTCCACGCATCAATTCCATTAACTTGTCTGACGGTACGCTCATACAAAACTCCTTTGTGTCGTTTGTAACCATTTACAAACAACTTGTCAATAGGTGGGAGTTTTTGTGTCGAAACTCCCAAAACGCTACAAAAATCACTTACGTGACTTACGACCTTTACGTGCTTTACGCATGATGTCACTCCTAGGTTGAGAGGAGGCGACCTATTTTAAGGGAAGGAAGCCACACCCTTTTCTTCTTTGCAAAAGAAACTGTCCCAAGGATTATCTCCTTGTTTTTCTGCCCCGTTTAGCTGTCCTGTACATAATGTACTCCTTAGTTGATTAAGAACGTCCTTTTCGGGCGTAGTTCCGTTGAGTTCTACCCCCAGACATAGTTTTAACATTTGGTTCTCTGTATGTCAAGCTAGGCATAGATTCGCCTCTCTTGAGAGAAGATGTGTTGACCCTTGGTTGGTCAGCTTTAGGTTGTGTCTGAGTGTCTGCTGCCATCATCCCACCTGTTTTAAATCTGGTTTACCTTTTGGTTCTGGCTTGCCTTGCGGAGCTTGAGCTTGTTGCTGAGCTTGCTTGGCTTCCATCTTCTTCAATCGGTCTTTCAATAATTGTTTCATAGGTGGCTCTAACAAGTCAAGCAAAGATTCTTTATCAATAGCCCCTGCTTTCAATAAATTAAACGCCAACTGTCTTTGGTCTTCCATGAAGATGGGTGAATTGCTGTGAGCATCTACTTTGACCACGTAATCTTTGGTAAATTGTTCAGCAATGAACTTTCTACCTTCCATATCCGTGAAATGCGTATCGTCATAGGCTTGCATACACTTCAAATAGAGTGTGGCAAGCTTCTCAAGGCTGTCTTCAACAATCAACGCCCTCTTTTTAGCTCTTGATGAGCCTAGACGAGCTAATTGTGAAGCATGTCCACTAGAACGGACACCAGCTTCCCCTTTACCTTGAAGGACGTTCACAATACCGCTTGCTTCTTCAAACATAGCGTCTATTTCCCGTATTTCATTGAATAAATCGGGTGGCATGGTCGGAGCCATCCTATCTACCTTGGCATTTGGCATGTCATTGGAGATAGAACCCCCTGCACGGTTCAATGCAAAGAGTTTTTCGTCCGAAATGCCCGTAAAACCGATAAAAGCAGTGGGGGGATTGACCTGTTTGGATAGCAAATCCAGTATGTCAGTCATCCTATTGTTCCTGAGTTCCTGTAAATACTGGAGCTTTTGAACCTCTGAAGCCCCCCAATAGTAGTCATAAAGGGGGTTTGGAGTGATTTGAACAAAGGGTAATTCGCCTTTTAGGAACAATTGCTCCCCTGGTCTATCGTAAATAATGACATTTGGGTCTGCTTTGGTTACGCATTGGTAGTCAAGAGTCTCATCATTCCACACCCAAAGTTCTGTCATTTCGACTGTTTCCTCTGAAACCATTGCTTTGTAGCGGTTCTGACCCGATAAATCTAGGTTGACGTTACCGTACAACTGGGGATTTGTTTGAGACATGAGGATACGTTCCATACCATTGGCTACTTCTGTACGCTCATGTTGACTAGCGGATAGCTGTTTGATGATAGATTCCCGTCTTGGGTGACTGTAAAGACGGTCATAGAGTTCAGACTTGGTGATGTAGTAGGTTTGCACCAAGGCTTCTTGTCTGTCTGTGTAGGGTGAGTCCTCTCTCAAGACCCCTATGCACTGCGGTTCTACCATGTAGGGGTGGATACCGTTCTTCATAATCAGTTTGACAAAGGAAGAGTTGTAAACCAGTGCCCATGTAGTGGCTGTAGAAAATACTTGGTCAGCGTTGCTATTTAGCCACTCATCATTAAGCGCACGGGTAAGTGCTGGTACTTTGACTTGCTCACCGTCAGGGACGGCTGCCCCCGTGTTGATACTGAATCTGGTTGTCTCTGCCGAGTACAAGAAGGAAGTCAGTTGGTCAAGGTGGGGGAGAATCTTGTTGTACAGTGCAGGTGGTTGAGAGGGACTGTTACCAAAGAGATACCAACTCCGTAGATTGGAATAGTCTGTTTTTCTTGACTCACGAGAGACAAGGCATTTTTGGATTAACTCCAAATAGAATATTTCTCTGTCTACATCGTTGTGCGGTATTCTCATGTTTTCACCTGTAAATTATCAGGGTCTTTCATTGTGCCATTCCCTGCCACTGGACCACTAAGTTTACCAGTAGGCGAGGCTTGATTGGGCATAATACTGACCTGTTCATCTCTCACGGGTTTGAATTGTCCACCCATGACAGATTTTATGCTAATGTTCCCTGCGTTCCCCCACATGGCTGCGTCCCCAGGGCGTGGCTCATTGTTAGCCTTCATGTGCCGTTCTTGTTCAGCCAGTGCTCCATTGGCAAAATCTAGTTCTTTCTGACTCAGTTTGTTGTTTCTAGTCAGGTAACCAGTCTGGTGTTCGCCTTCACGGGTTGCTTTAATATCCGTCATTTTGAAATCTTGTGCAAGCCCTTTTAAGCTTTCATCTGCTTTTTTTGTTCTAGCAGACTTCATGCCTACAGGTTTTAGGTGCACCACAGAGACAGTGCCCTTGCACAACTTCATGGGGCACTCAGCCTCCCAAGCCTCAAATATGCCGTGGTTTTCGCAGTAGTAGTCTCTAAGAATTGCCATTTTGTTACCCTCTTTCGTTTAAATCGGTGTCACTGTAGTCGTGACGGTTGGACATACCTACCTTGAGTTTTATCCCTTGGTGGGTAAAAGTTAACTTTGTGCTCGGCATGATAGGACTCACAGCTTCCTTTCTGTAGTCCACATACCTTGTGTTGTTCTGTCTTTTCATCACTCTCACTCTTCCCGTCTTCCACTCGTGATACGCCTTGTTGACCCTCAACTGAACCATTTCTGTCAGAGGCTCTGTCTCGTACTTAAAGACATCTAAAAGATGAGACACATGAATACCACACAGGTCAGCAAAGAGTTGCATAGAAATACCCCTGTCCTTGTCAGCAAGGAGCTTCTTGATTTGACGCTTGAGTTCAATCTTTGATAATGGGGTGTTCATTCCAATGTGGCTTTTCTCTCAGCACCATAGATGCCAATGTATTTAAGGTAATTAGAAACATTCTTACCAACCGTTATCTCTTCTGGTGTCATGGTCTCCTGTGACTTGGACACGGCTCTGGTAATCTTCATT